ACCCTGTTGGTGCGCACCTTGGTTGAACTAGTTTCAGCCTTTCCACTTCGTATGAGCATCCATCGACGCAAAAACAGTCGTAAACATAAGGAGGGCCGAGGTTTTGTTTGTGTTCAAACTTCTGAGACATTGATCAGTGACGAAGAAATTCGTCGATTAACTAAGAGTTTTGACTCTTCTTTAATTGGTCAATTGCCCAGGGCTAGAACGCTTAAACAGCCACGGAACTACTGTGTCTACGTCATCCCGCCGCCCAAAACTGTGCCGAAGAAGGACCGTAAAGGTCCGTTCTCAACACGGGAGTGGGTGGAATTGGGTACTGCCGTTCGGAAGCGTCTCGTTGAATCTGATGGTCGTATTGATGACGTCTTGTATGAACCTTACGGTTCGTATCAAGGATCACCATACAACTATAAGTATTCGACGGGGTACGCTGTTCAGTCGCAAACTGTGACTGAGGAATGGGCGAGTCCTATACTACGAGGAAGACAGGAATGGCACCCTTTCCAGCACTACAAACGTAGTCTTGGCGGGTACGCTCCTCCTCCCTATAAGTACGGACATCGCTTCTACGCGCCCGACCACGACGATATTGGTAATCTATTCCATAGTGGAATACATACCGATCCGTTTTGGTTGTTCACGTTGGATGGGTCAGAGTTCGGCAAATACAGTCCCGAAAAGGACTTGCCAGAACTTGTGCTGCGAGAGACGGGGGATGCGGAATTTATACCGTATCCATCGCAAATCGCAGGGTTGACGGAAGCTGCATTGAACAGCATGCTTCCCAGGATCCGCGCGGAATTGTCAGGTGTCAATTCATTAATTGAATTGACAGACTTCCTGCATTTCCCCGCTGCACTAGCTCGGATGTCAAACGTTATTGGTAAGAGTCTGAGTGGCGAATTTCGCCACTTGAGATCCTTATACAATAATTATGGCACTTTGGGCAATATGGCCAAAGAGTTGGGTGGGAACTTTCTTCAATGGAAGTTCTTCATCCAGCCTTTCATATCAGATGTGCAATCAGTGATGAAAGCACTTCAAGGCACGCATGATCGTATCTTACGACTCTTGCGTGCTTCCGAGAAGGGACAACTACGACATTATAGTCGAGTGTTCAACGAGTTCGATAAGGTTGACCCTACCGTGTTTGCTGGTACCATTTTCCATGGTCCAGATTTAACGCGGATAGAAGTCAATCGTACCGTCTCGATGGCCCCTTCGGAGTTCCATGCTGAGATTGACTATACGTATTCGTATAGTCAGTTTCAGGTTGAGTTTGCTCAACTGTTAGGTCTCTTA